CACTTCCACTGCTTCCGCTGTCTTGGTTCATTAATAATTGTGTTGCTGATAATGCTTTGCCTGCATAATAATCAGAACTTGTAGTTGATAGACTTCCATCATTTTGAACATAGTATTTAGATAATGGTGTTAAACCAGTTTGTTCAGAAATACTGCCCTCAACATTTACATAAACTGTTTCGCCATCCGCTACTGTGTTTTGCGCTATCCCATAATAGTTAGCCACATTTGATGTTGTTGTTGTTAATTGATTAAATGCTTTTGCAGAATAGTTATAACTACTATCCCATGTCCTACAAGCAAAAACATTAGCACTACCAGTTATATTTCTATGATAAGGAATATTTGTATCTGTTCCCTCAAATACTGTTGAAGCAATAGCTGTTTCTGTTGAATCAATACTAATACTGCTTGCGTCTGAATTAACTTTTGATACTAATATTGCTGAACCTTGTGAACTACTTTCTTTGTATAAAACAAAACCTTTATTAAGCGTTGTATCAAAACCGCCATGAACCATTTTAGCAGAATACCAATCACTACCCCAACTTGAAACAAACTCCATATCATTTGATTTTGTTAAAGTTACGCCTGATGATTTTGGAGTAATATGACAAGCTCTATAAGTGTTAGTGCTGTAAATGCAGACAACTTTATCAATGTTTGTATCATAATAACTAGTATAAGGAGCGCCTGTTGTTGATCCCTCTATTTGCACTTGTGTTCCACTATCAAGGGAATAATTTGAACTGCCTGCAAGTAATTTATAAGCTGTTACATAATTGCTTGTTGGACACGCAAATAAAATCATTTGGTTGTCATCTGGACAATGCACTAAGTTAAATTGTGGATGAAGTGATCCTGCCATAGCCATAGTAAAATCACCTGCGTTACTCCAACCGCTTGAGCCATTTGGTGTAACATAAGTAATTTTAAGCTCTGATGTAGGGTTTTGATTTAACTCAACAGGACAAACAATTTGATTTTTATTTGGATCAGAACATAAAAAATATGAAGCTGTGCTGTTATTGTAGTTGTCTAAATTGTTTGTTCCACCTACTGCTGTTATTGTTGTTCCACTAAATGTAAATTTACCAATTCTAACAGCTCCTGAACTACCACCACCATATTCTTTTGCACACCAAACCATACCAGTAAAATCTTGACCATTACCTGATCCAGTTGAACTATGGTAAATTAGTCCTTGTCCATCACCATAATCCATGACTGACCATAAAACTTGTCTTGAACCTAAAGTAAGTGTTCCATTACTTGCAACTGTAAACAATACAACTGAAGTATAATTGGAATTATCTGGATCATAAAATTTAAGTGCGCCTGTTTGTGTATTTTGGTCAAAAGCAAAACCTTTTTCAAACATCATTGATCCAGCATGAACTTCAACATTATTTGCAGTTGAACCAGTTGTTTCTGTAATATCTTCCATAGTGCCATCAGATTTACGCGCGATAGCTGCTCCAGCAGTAATTGCTCCGCTTGCTGTAAATGGTAATCGTAAACCTTCAGTTGCAAAGCTACTGCGTTCAGCACCATAAGTTGTAAACACATTATGTGTTCCTGTTCCTAATGTGATGGCATTACCAGAATTACTTGAACTTAATATTGTTGTTCTTGCTAATGTTGTTCCTGAAAGCGTGTAAGTGCCAATGCCAACTTCCCAAGCGTTATTTCCTGATCCATCTGTAATACAATAGTATGTTGTGTTTCCATTTCCTATTGCGCTAAAAGCTTGAAATCCATCAACAGCACCAGCCAGGGTTATTGTTCCTGTTCCTGTTGTAGTTGTGGTTTCTTTTACTCGATCTTTAACTATCAAAGCCATTTATATTTCCATCCATGATCCACCACGTCTTTGTGGTCTAATAGGTTTATCTTTTTTTTCTTCTGGTTTTGCTCGGTGTATTTTCTCGTGCAATATGCGTAAATTCACATTTAATAAAGCAAATGCAGCATAGCCATAACAAAGACAATCCCATGCTTCATTTCTTTTTCTTTTTTGAACCCACTCCGTTTTTCGTATTCCTCGTGTAAATCTTTCAACGCGTTCTTCACTGGTAAGCTGGGCAAAGTATTCAACATCCAAATGTTTTGGAAAATGTATTTGCCCAGGCCCTTCTTCTATTTTCAATCTTCCATATACATGGTTTTTGATTGTATCACTGCCAACAGGGTAAAGATGAACTCGACCAACATTGTTTTTTGATGGTCGCCCAACCATTGCCCTGTCTTTGCCGCCAACACCTTTGATTGCGAAAACGCGGCGGCTCATCCTTGTTTTACAAAATGAATATACACTATTGGTGTGATGTCCGCCGCTATCTACGCAAGTAGATTTTACAGTTAACTCAACTCCAGTTGGATGTTTGTATTTTTTTAATAATACATCATCCAAATCTTCCCAAATTTGAGCGCCTGACGGATCACCATATATAATATGATGGTCAATCACATAAACTTCTTCTGAACGTGTAAAGCCAAGAATAGTTGCTTCCACTCTATCATCTTGAGTATCAACACCAGCAACCAATAAACAAACATCATCTGGTAATTTCTTACCCCAACTTTCTGCCCGTTCCCTTAGTTCGTTTTCTTGGATTTTTTCCCCTGTTTCTTCCCAGCTTTCTGCGAGGACTGTATTGGTAAAAACTTTAAGAGTTTCTGGTAAGCTTTTTGAATTAATAAATAACTCTGCGAGCTCACCCAGCGTATTCCAAGGACTGTATAACGCGTTAATCCAGAAACCAGCAGTTCCATTGAACTCGCCATCTGCTTTCCAATAACCATTTTTAATTGCTGCCAACCTATTAGCTTCAGACCAAAACGACCCACAACTTTCACAAGTGTAACCAGCATTTTTATAATCTTTTTCATTCCAATAAACATTTTTCCATTCCAATAATTGATGATGACCACATTCCTGACAAGGAACATAATATTTCCTTTGGTCAGATTGTTCATAAGCCAACTCTATTCGGCTTGAACCTTTAATTGTTGGTGTTGAAGTTAAAATAATTTTTCTATTATAGAAGTTTGAAGTTCTTCTTTTACCTAGTTGAATTATATCACCTTCAGATGTTCCCATGACACTATAACGATCAACTTCGTCACATAACAAAACACGCACGGGCCGGGAACTTACACTGCTTGCTGAATTAGAACCAACCAAATCTAATGATCCACCTTTGTAAGATTTAGCATAAATTGTGTTGTTACTATCTCTTGACCTGGCTGGTTGAACCTTATCTGTTAAAATCGCACTATCCCTAATCATAGGGCTAATCCTATTTTTAGAAAATGTTCCAGCCATTTGCAATGTTGGCTGTATCATTAAAATTGATGTTGGATCAAATGCAATATGATAAGCAATCATATTCAACAGCAATTCAGTTTTTCCAATTTGACTTGAACTCATAATTACAATTTGTTCAACATCAGGATTGTTAATTGTGTCCATCATTTCACGCTGAAATTCAGCACGTGAAGTGTTCCATTTACCTGCTTCAGCAGAAGCTTCAGAACTTAAATATCTATACTGGTCAGCAAATTGACTAACTGTTAGCTTTGGCGGCGGTCGCAGATTGTTCATTGCTTGTTGAACTATTTCCGCTGCTGCTTCCGTTGGCACTTGTATCTGGTTCATTTATAATTATATTAGTGTCAGCTAATTCAACCAAAACATCATGTATTCCAGTTTCAAGTATTGACCTAATTCCTTTAATATCATTAGCAGCAAAAACATCTGCTGCAACTCTTGTTGGTAATCCTAATAACTTTGCTTTTATTAAAGCTGTTACAGAGTTCCATATTCTTGATATGTGATCTTTGTGAATTAATTCACTTGCTTGTTGTGCTGCTTGCAATTCTAATAATTCTGCCCTGGCTCTTTCACTTCTTAATTTTGCGTCTTTCAAATCTGTTGGTGCGTCAGCTTCAAAAGATAATTCGCGTAAGTATTTAATGTAACCATGAATTGCTGGAATTAACTCATATCTTCCACGGGCAACTCTTGGTATGTGACCAGATTTAACTAACTGTTGAACACGCCTTAAACTTAAATCTAATATCTGGGCTATTTCTTCGCCAGACTTTGTCAAATTTGTTTTTGTCATTTGTAATTTTTTTTCCTAAGCGAAGCGAACTAAAATTTTCTGTGACTGCTCACAGCCGTCAATCGCGAAAAACC